TCATCATAGGTAAAGACTCAGCCATAGTATTAGGGTCTGTTAAAACTCCAGTAATAGCATCAAAGTAGTTACCATTCTTCCAATTGGTTGCAGCATCAGTTAATACTTGAGTAGATTTAGTTCTATCATAACCAACCCATTTATCTATATTCTCTTTTTTCTTAACATCATTTAGCATAGTGTTATCACCAGGAGTAACAACATCTAATATAAAGTCAGCAGTGTCTACAAGTAAACTAACAGTACCAGAAGCTAATGCACCAACAACACTATCAGTCATACCAGCTTTGTATCTAGCCCTAGCTATATTAGTAAGTCTCTCTGAGTATTCTCTATTCTTATCATAGTCTGCTTGGGTCTTACCTTCATCTACACCTAATAAATCCTTATTAAGTAATTCAGTATAACCATCACCAAAGTTTACACCAGAAGCTTTATCCCTAGAAACGTACTTACCATCAGGAGTTTGTACTCCACCTACATCAAGAGTTCTAGCATCTAAAACACCTTCTGAAGCATTCCAAGTTTTCTCCCATTCTTCAGCACCAGTAAATCTCTTCTCTTCAACTATCTCATAACCATCTTGTATATCCTGAGCAATACCTTTAAAGTTATATCTATCATTAGCTCCTACCTCAGCAAAACCTGTCTTATATAGGAACTTCTCTGTACCATCAGGATTGTAACCGTCAAACTTCTTTAAGGTATAGACAGTACCACCTGCATTAGGGTCATGTTTAGCATTATGATACTGATCTATAAGTTCTTTAGTTGTAGTATTTCTAGCAGCAATAAAGTCTTTATTGGACATAGAGTATCGTTTACCTTGATTCTCAGCATCAAACTGAGCTCTATCAAGCATTTCCCCTTGACCAAAGTCAGCTATATTCTCAGAAGCTTCTAGTAACCAATCAGCTCCTCTACTAACAGCATTAGCAGCTTCTTTAGCTCTAATCATAGCATTACTATCGTGTATTAAGCTACCATCATTCTCGTACTGTAGTTCACCAGTTCTCATAGCTATCTTACGTTGTAGTTCTCTAGCTCTCTCTTGTTTTAATAAATCTTCCCCACTATCCACAGGGAGCAATCCTGTACCATAATTATACAAGGAAGACGAGTCTTGATTGTACATCCTAGGGTCTGCAAAAGAAGCTTGTAATCCATCATATAATCCCATTTAGTCTCCTATTTTCTTGACTCTATTAACGAATCATAGTTAGCCATCTTCTTAGCATGTGCTTCGTTAGCTTGTTTGAGAGCGAGTTCAGCAGCCTTCAACTCAGCTGGAGTTTTAGCATTTTTTAGATTGGATTTTAGAATAATCATGTCACGTTTAAAAGTACGTTCATCCCTCAAATTCTGCTGAGATTTAACTTCTTTCCCTAACGTAGCTTGTTCAAGATTAAATGCTTTTTGTTCAGCACTAGCAACTTTATTAAACTTAGCTATTCTAAGATTCTTTTGTCTATCTGTCAATGTAGAAGTTTTTAGACTATCCTTAAGAACTTTTCTAGCTTCACTAATAGACTTTTTAAACTCAGTTGATGTGACTCTACGGTCGGTAGTAGTTTTAGGAGCTTTAGCTACAATATCTTTAATAAGCTCTTTAGACTTAATAACATCAGGATCATTAGCAAATTCAGGACTATCAGGATTATTAATAGTTTTACTATTAGCTTCTACTACTTTTCTAGCCTCTTCCTTAATTCTAGCTTTCTCAGCCTCTGCTTCTTTCTTCATTCTAGCAGGTTCATCTCTAGCCATTTTATCTACTTTTCCTAATGTGCTCAGATTAGAGTCCTTAACCTTATCTTGGTAAGCTCTGCTCTCCTTGTCCCTAAAACTCTTAATTATATCAATACCCTCTGGAGAAAGTCTATCAACACCTTTAGGGAGTATGTCCTCTACATCTACACCAGATCCTACAAACCCTCCAAGGTAATTACCGACACTACTAAGAAACCTAGAATCATCAGTTAAAGGTTGTACATCAAGAGGATTATCAGTACCCTGAGTTAGTCTAGCTTGTTGAGTTGCTCCTATATCTCTAAGTGCAATACGTTTCTCTGCATCAGTCATATTAGGGTCACTTTTAATACCATTATACATAGCTAAAAACTCAGATTGTTCTGGTACATTACTTACTTGAGGCACAGTAGGTAAATTCCCACCTAACTTCATAGGATTACCATTTTGCTCTCTTCTAGCTATCTCCTCATCTAAAGCATAAATAGCAGGAGGTGTATTATCTACAGTAGTAGTACGAGGAATGTTTATATCTCCAACAGCAGCATCAGCAGCAATTATGTCATCTTGTCTGGTAATACCCTCATCATATCTACGTTTACTCTCCAACCTAGCAGCCTCTCTACTAGCATTTGTAGCAGCTAGGGCATCAGCTCTATACTTCATATCCTCACTTCTATTCTTAGCAGCTAATTCTAAAGCTAACTTCCTATTAAGAGACTCTTGTTTATATCGTTCAGCTTGAGCAATAGCATTCATTTTAAGGTTAGCCTGAGCTTGTTGTCTATCAGAATATCTACCAAGAGCATTAGAAATAGTTAAATCTCTATCTTCCATAGACACACCTCTACCACCAAAGTTTACACCAGCCATTCTATCGTATGTAGATGAGCCCATTAGTTACCTCTCTTAGCAACTCGTTCTTTATTAACATAGGTATTAGGTCTTCCTGTTAATTGGGATGCTCTATCATTCTTAGCATTATTAATAGCGTCTGATCTATCTGCTAGAGCATTATAAGAAGTAGCTCCTGCATTAAATTGATCATTACCAAGACTTATGTTATGTTCCAGAGAACGTTCAGCCCTATCATTGGCTTGTATACCATCCCAAATACCAAATCCTAAAGCACCTAGCTTAGTAGCACTATCTAACATACCACCCCAACCACCTTGGTCAGCATTAGCATTAAAAGTAATTTGATTATCTTTATTCTCAGGTAACTTATTATAAGCATTAGTAGCTTGTAAACCTGCTGCACTGTCAGGTCCAAATGAGCTAGTCATTAATTGTCCTGTGGTAGGATCAACATAATTAGTACCATGTTTTTGACCACCAAACCAATTAGAGTCCCCACCTATAGAGTCCCACCAACTAGTACCAGGAGTTAATCCTACTGATGATACATTGTTAGTATTAGTGCTTGTTGGTTGTCCTGGTATTCCTACTACTGGACTTGTTACTGGATATATATTTCCACCCATATTAAATTCCTTGTATTAACTTTTTTGTATTATATCACACTCCACTATGGATTGAGATTTTTTGTTGGTAAATATCTGAAATATTATATAAATTAGGTATTTCATCATACTTAGCTCCTATTTTACTGTAAACCATTTGTTCTATACTACTATTTGGTGGAGGTTTACTTGCATAATCTAAATCTACATCCATTTTAGGATAATAGCCTATCCCAGTAGTATCTGACCACTCTTCCTTAAGAGCTTCTAACTTCTCTTGGTACTCTGTTAGCTCTATATCAAATGCCTCTCGTTCTTTATTAAGCTCTTCCATTTTATACTGAGTGTAAACATTAGTTAGCTTACCACCCAAATCTAACATCTTATAGTATAGATTAGGATCATTTAATAAACTACCATAGTCCATAGAACCTACTGAAATAGCTATAGTAACTAGACTAACTACCCAATCAGGTAAACCTAATAAATCTCCAGCACTAGCTATAAGCATACTAGTAGCAGTAGCTATAAGCAGATTACTCACAGCAGTAATGACTGGTACACCAAAGTACACTTGTAGAGCTAAGGCTGCTACAGTTGCTAGAAGCTTAAAGAATCCTGTTTGGTACCAAGCTACTTCAACAGTTTGTACAGAGTAAGCAATCATAACTAAAGATTCTTCATGAACTACAATAAATTCTTTATACCTTAAATCTTGTAAGTAATCTAAAGGTATGATAAATCTATTATTATAACTATCTCCATTCTCAGCGTCAGGTACTGTATTTAAATCATATATATTAGTTTGTCCACTAATTGTTACAGCCACACTATAGTCTTTGATAGTAAGTTTCTCTATAGTATTATTTGTTTTTTGAAAAGATAGTATTAGTTCATTACTGATAACCTTAGATGTATAAGTACCTTTTACTCCAATTGAACCTACTGCAGTAGCCTTACTTACATTAAATAGATACTTCCAAGCCACATTACCAAAGCTAATATCTAGTCCATCAGCATCAGGAACTACGGTATTAAAGATAGTATATAGTAGTTTTAAAGAACCTTGACTTTTAGTATTCAGAGGAACTCCATAAGCTACATAAGCGTTATCTATATCCTCGTTTTCTAAAGTAGTAAGTAAGTCATCAAATTCCAAACCAAGTAACTTTAACATCTTCTTTAACTCAGTACCCTCTTCTTTAATAGTATTATTCTCTTTAAGAGGTATAACGGCAGAAAAAGGTAGAGGAGTAGTTATAAATAAAGAACTAGGTAAATCATCAACGTTACCACTTAAAGTTTGGGTATCTCCAACATCATCTAAATATGTAAATAAATATTCAGTTGTAGTAGCTGTAGATGTGAAAGAATAACTAACAAAAGTAGTAGCATTTGGATCAGTAAGTAGTATAAAATCAAGAGCTAATCCTGTGTGTAATACTTTACTAAATCCATCTGACTTAGGAGCAAAACCTAACTCTTTAAGTTTCTTAGCAGAATAGTTTCTTCTATACTTCCTTCTTTGAGATGTATAAGTTTGTAAGTAGACATCCATATCACCTTTAGCAGCATACATACTAGACTTTCTAGCTTGTTTATCGTACAAATCCTTCTCTAATAAAGGAAAGGTGGCTATAGAAGAAAAAGTCTTAGTTGTACCACTAAATATACCCATAGATTTATGCTACATAGTTGGGATCATTAGTTACTTTATCAAATGATAGCTGACCAGTGTAAGACTTCAAACCTGTGTTGTCTTTAATTGTATAGTACATTGGTACTGGTGGTGTAGTACCTAAAGCTGTGTATATTACTTTTCTAGTAAATTCATTATACTCCCAAGTCCCATAGTTACTACCATCTTCACCTGTGCCTATTGCAGTCTCAGTCTGACCTACACCAAACAAAATACTAGAGAAATCTAACTTATTATCTAGGTCAAATGAAAGAGCTATGTTAAAGTAATACTCTCCAATACTAGGTAGTTCTCCACTACCATCCAGCTCATACAAAGTAATATTAGCAGCTATAGGAGTAGAGTTATAAGGAACTGAGTTATCTCTTACAGACATTCTAATCAACTCATCAACACCCTCTACTGTAGATATAATACTAGGTAGTATAGGTACTTCATGGTCTTGCCCAACAATACTAGAAAAGTTAAGTAGTGTTGTTAAAGCTTTCTGTCTCTTATCATCATCAAAACCTACAATCTGTCTTGTTAAAACCTCTATCTGTTTATCAGTTTGTTCTCTACTCTTAGCACTAGTAAGCTCATTATCTGCTTGTTTAGAGTCATTCCTAATAGTACCAGCATACACTTCAGCTTCTTGTGCTACATTAACAGCAATAGTTTGGAATATAGCATCTTTCTCAGCATCTAGCTTACCATCTCCAGTATCTGCACCTACTACTATATTACCATCACCATCTAGTGTATAGTCGTACCCTAACACTTTATCTATATTAGCAATACTGTTAGCTTGTTCAGTTGCTGCTTTAGTTTTAGCTATCTCAATATCTTCTTTAACTTTGAGAATTTGGTTCTCTATCATACCATCAATCATATTATTCATAGCTTCACTCTCATGCTTCTCTGTTACAAGTGTAGTATTCTGTAGTTCAGTTAAGACTTGTTGAGTCTTTAGCTCTTCTTCAGTATCTAGCAAAGTTTGTTGTTTGATATTAGTAGTATGTGTATCTGGTAATAAAGTATCTACTTCATATTTGAGTTTGTTATACTGCTCATCAATTACACCTAATCCAGTACTATCCCCAAGAATTAGGTTCTCATCAACACCTACAGTTACTTCATAACCCCACTGTTTTTCTACTTCAGCATGGATTTTAATTCTATCTAGTAGGTTCTTTTGTTGAGTAGCTTCGTACTGTAGAGCAGCGTTAAATGCAGCAGGTATCAAAGCAGTATAAATCTTACCAGCCTCTCCTTGAGTTATCCTATTATCTTTCTGTTCTGCAATAACATGGGCAAAGCCTATATTAAGCAAATCACCAATTCTGCCACCATTCTCATAGGTAGCTTCACCAACAATCTTAGCCCAAGTAGGGTCATCTGTAATTGCGTAAGCCATTAAAATCCTTTATAAGTATTAATAAAGCCTTCCTTAGAAGACTCTATAATAATTATGCTTGCTTACTGTTACGCATTTTCTGAACATTAGCCAAAGCCTCTAGTTCTTTTTTAGTCATAGGTTCAGCAGGTACAACAACAAATCTCTTCACACGAGTAGACATAACACCACCACCAGGCTTGGGTATATGTTTGACCATATGTGCATCTTGTAAGTTAAGTATAGCTCCACGTCTAATGTATTGGGGTTCCCCACTTAAATCCACCATGTCTGTATGCCTACCAATTAACTTATTACCCCAACAAATAGGTTGTAACTCATCTTTAGTTTGAGACTCTTGCATATCTCTAACACTAACCCTATCTTTTCTCATAGCATCTAGTTTTACCAATTGTGCTTTAGTCTGTCTTTTCTGTTTAACTAGTGGAGCTTTAGCTTTTTCTTGACCAGCTTTAAAAGCATTTAGTGTAGAAAGTAACTCAGCCTTAGTAGGTTTAGAGCCTTTCATCACGACATCCAACCCATAAGACTCAGCTAGTTCAGCTAGCTCTGGGTTAGTCATATCTTCAAATAATCTATCCATTTAATTTGTTCCTTTAATTTTAATAGTTACCTACCTCAAAAAAGAGGCAAGTATTAAAACTACGCCATTTTAGCTGTAACAGCTATTTGCATAATTCTCTCAGGTCTGTAGATCAATGAACCATAATACCAAGCAATACTCATAGAACCATTTTTACCGAATGGGTCGATATGTGCATCAGCCTTAGGCATTGCAGTCTTAATTCTAGCAGAGTCACCCTCAAAACCAACAGTAGCAAATGAATCAGATCCTACGAAGAGAACAGGGAACACATCAAACTTCTCAGTCCCACCACCAGCAGGTGTAGAAGCATAGTATCCAGTAACATCGCCAGTACCAGCACCAGTATCTGTAGCACCTGCTGCTTTATAACGAAGCATACTATTCACTTCAATAAATCTAAATCTACCAATTCTACCAATCTCATCTTCAGCAGTTGGTCCACCAGCAGAGTACTTAGATACATCTTCCCATACTTTGTCACCATTAGAATCTTTCATATCCTCAAGACTAGGAGACAGCTCTTCAGGAACAAACACATAAAATGCTTTAGGAATAGGAGTAGTACCAATCTTAGTAGTACCAGAGATAATCTTAGTATCACGAGGTACTCTTAATCTCTTAAGCTCTTGTTCCATAGCTCTAAGGTCTTCATAAGTCAACTCACCAGTTTGGTCAAGTGTAGTCATAGATAGGTGTGCTCCACCAAATGTACGATTAAGTTCAGAAGCAGCAAGTAAGTCAGCCTCAATCTGTTTCTCGTAAACATCACCCTTTAACTCACCAAGTGCTTTAGACTTTTGTGCAAGAATACCTGTACGAGAGTCCATATCAATAGAACGCTGTGTAAACTTCAAGTGATGACCAAATTCATCAACTTTACCACGCACAGTGATAGACTTAGTATTTACACCATTTACATTACCACCTTCTTCAGAAAGAGAAGGGAAAGTACCTGCAATAACAGAAATATCTGAATCACCCATATAAAGTGAACCAGCACCATTCTGTACTTTACCTCCAGCAGCAGCAGCAGTAGCAGCAGCTTCAGCTAATACAGCACCAGCTCTAAGTTCAGCCTCAGTAGCAGTAGTACCAGCAATAGT